GGCGACCCACACCTGGGCCTTTATACCTGGGGCGAGGAAACGGGCGAGGACTTTGATCTAAAGATTGCAGAAGCAAATCTGTGCGAATCGATCAAGCGCTTGGTGGCGTGCTCACCGAAATCAGATACCTGCATCATTCTAAATTTGGGTGACTTTTTTCACAGCGATACGATGGACAACCGCACGTCCCGCAGCGGTCACGCTCTAGATGTAGATACCCGGTGGGCCAAAGTGTTAAGGGCCGGAGTCCGGGCAATGATGACCTGCATCGAAGCCGCGACCAAAAAGCACCAGCGGGTCATTGTCAAGAACCTTATCGGCAACCACGACGATCACACCTCCCAGATGCTGGGCCTTGCCTTGGCTCTTTTTTACGAAGGTAATGATCGAGTGGAGGTGCACGACGATCCTGCAAAGTTCTGGTTTCACAGGTTCCACAGCGTTTTGATTGGGGCCGCACATGGCGACACTACCAAGCCGGCGCAGTTGCCCGGCATTATGGCTACGGATCGCGCCCAGGATTGGGGCCAAACCAAACACAGATATTTTTATACCGGGCACATCCACACGCAGAATATGGCTGAGTATCCCGGCTGCATTTGGGAGAGCTTCAAGACGCTGGCCGCGAAAGACTCATGGACGAGCTCGAAAGGCTACCGCAGTGGCCGTGATTCCTTTTGTATTGTTCACCACAAAGACCACGGTGAGGTCGAACGGCACCGGGTAGACGTCGCTATGCTATGACCGGGGTCATTGTCAAACTCGACAGCGGGGCCGAAATTGAGATTGAATATGACGACCTGCTGGCTGTAAAAAGATCAAGCAGCGAACTGCCTGCCCGGATCGAGTTGATGCTGACAGACGCCGAGGCAGCGGTCTTGATCGATGCCTTGCTTGATACCAAATACCGCGTGCTACACTGATGAATAAGTTGCCCGAGCATTTGGAGTCGGACCCGAGCCGGCGGGTGAAGTTTTGCCCTATATCAACCATTACCTCGGAGCACGAAATGACAATACCGGAACTGCAGACCGCAATCATCGCCTCATCCACACCCAGCCAGGCGCTTACAGTTTTCTACAAATTTTGCGGAAGTTTCGGAATTAACAGCAACGCACCGCCCGAGTGGTGGGCTAAGTTGAGCGAGCTGACAGATGAACAAAATCGTACTATAAAAAATTAACGTACTCTATAAATAAAGGGTCTGTGTAGTATTGATTTGTCGCATCTATAGTACCGTGTCACGGATGTTTGTTCGTCTTTCCAATAAGTTAGCAAATTTTCTGTGCCGGCCTTCTAAGCCGTAGGTTACAGGTTCGAGTCCTGTCGGGCGCGCCATTAAATCAATGACTTAGGGACGTTTGGAAAATGGCGCGGTACTATATTTTGGCGCTGGTACTATATTTTTCTAAATCAATGTATTTTTGATGACGGTCCCAGGGGCTGCACAACGACCGGATCGACCCGGTAATACTTTTGCGTGGTCGCTTCGTCAGTGTGCCCCAGGCGTGCCCTAGCCTCTGATACGCTGCCTTCTGAGCCTACCCGGTTGCGGATGTATCTCTCTGCAAATGGCTGCAACCCAGCGCGTTTCAGCTTCTTTCGGAAGTAGCTCCACGCGGAATTGAAAGCCTCGGGTTTGCCCTTCTCATTAAACCCATGTTTTGGGAAGAACAAAGGCGACCACGGCCACAACTGATCTATCTCTGAAACCACGGCTCGCAGCTCTGGCGTCCATGCAAAAATCTGTGCTTTTACAGCACGGTGTCCCAATACTTTATGACCATCTACAAACAGACCATCTTCGCGAATATTGATTCGTACACTCATTCTCAATAAATCAGTCTGTCGAACGCCGGTCATTTCTTTTAATCGAATGTATAGCTGCAACCATTTTGGGGCGTAGGGTAAGCAATTCTTAATGTGTTTGAACGATGGAATAAATGGGGGATTTTGCGCGTTCGCTTTGTTGCGTTGCGCACGTTTCCGTTTGTCCATTTGAAAATCAGATAACGGATTAGCCTCGATGATCTGCTCTGATTTAGCAAAGTTAAATAAATCTTTTGACAAACTCATCTGATATTTAACAGTGCGGAATCCGTTAGATTTGTTGTTGCGTTGTTTGTTGTTTTCGACGATTCGTTCAAACAATAATTTTTCCAATCGAACGCCGTCGCCAGGGCGAAAGGTTTTTACATCTTCCTTTCCAAGATATTGACGCAAGATTGCGAGCGCTTGCCGATCTGTCGTTTGCGTGCTGATTGCTTTAAGCGGAAGAATCTCAACAATGTAGGCATCGATCAATTCGTTGAAGCTGTGAATTGATCCCCGGGCAACTCGGCCGGCAAAAACCTCTAACGCCTCTGAGTAGACTTTGCCGAGGCGAAAGGTTTTTTTCCCATCCCATTGGTCTTCTTGTCCAGGCGGGACCTGGTAATAAAACGCCCCTTTTGTGAAGCGCCACCGCTCTGGTAAACCTTGGTCTTGTTTTCGCTTACGTCCCAAATCTAAATTCCTCGCGTAATTCAACGGCAGAACGTCCACGCAGCGGTAGATCGTCCTCAATTACAATGATCTTACCGTCGGGCCGGGTGCGGAAGTCAATGCCCATTGACCGCAGCGCCTTGGCTTGTGCCGTAGGGCGTCTGCGGCCGGTTAAAGCCTCAAGATCAGCCTGTTCGAGCAGCTTCATTAAAACGGGATCGTATCGTCAAACGGTTGGCCGGCATTAACCTGCGGGGCACCGTGGCCGGGATTGTCTTCAACCGGGAAGCACTGCACCCAGCCGTCGAACTCGCCTACCGGGATCGTGTCAAGCTTGATCTTGGTTTTATCTCCGTCTCTCAGCAGACCGCCAATGGTCAACCAGCGAGTCTTTTCTTGGCCGTCTTTTTCGTAGGTGCCGCCGGCAACCTTTAAGGTGTGGGTTCGTTTTAGTGGCATATCAAGCCGCCTCCTGGCGGTGTTCGTCCAAGTTGTGGTGGTGGATAAATTCAATCAGTCGGGTCGCAGCTTTGGTTACGTCTTCGGTGATTTTTGGATACGGAAAGAGCTTGATTGTCTCGGTGTTCGTAATAGTCCAGACATCAACCTTTTTCAGATGTTTGAGCTGAACAATCCGGTAGCTGACGCTGGTCGCTCCGTAAGCTAAAACATATGACCGCCACTGCATCGAATTTAAATATTGCTCAGGCGCTGGATATTTTTGTGTGGTCTTGAGCTCGAACACATCAAGGCCGGCCATCGCATCAGCCCGGCACGAAATCCGAACCGGGCCGTAGTCCGTGGTCAATGTCAGGTCCGAGCTCGGCACCTCCATAATCGGGCACTGCGCCCAAATGTCGGCAACCGATTTATCGACTAGCTGCGCATCAAACACAAAGCCGTTTGAATGGTAAACATGGGCGTCATCCCATATTTCCATGTAGGGGTCGGGGTCCTCGAACACCTGATGGAACGCCGTGCCGAGTGCCATCTGCTGAGTTTCTTCAACCTTGCCGGTTATAGACTCGATCAAACTCTCCTGAGAGATCACGCCCGCAAAATACAGGCGTGAGCTCTCTAGCAGGGTGGCGCTAAGCCGCAGCACTGGCGGCCTCCTGGGGCGCAACAAACGCCTTTGCTTGTTTGTCATACGACAGGCCGAGCGTCTTGGCCTGAGACTTCACCAGCTTGCCGATCTGCGTCGCGGCCGCCTTGTTGTTGGCGTCCGTGATGTGTGTCGCAACCAGCTCATTGATCTCATCGGCAGACTGTGCCGCCTCGACAATCTCACGAACCTCAGACACAGCTGTCGCCACTTCTTTGCTCGCACTGTTGCGGCTGTTGAGTGTGTCCTTGGCAGACTGCAGCACCGTGGCGAACCAATCAGGCTCCCCGTGCAGGTCCGGCACATTAAACGGCTCAAACCCTGGCGCGTTCTTGCCGACGTGTCTTTCGGTCGGTGAAAAGTCCAGCACCGCACCAGAGCGACCGCGAGACATATACCCGAGCATATCGGTTGCTTTCAGAATCTCGGCGTAGCTCCCGCCTTGGATGTCCGGGCGCTGGTTTGTTTCATCGCCGGATGCCTTTTCTTCCTTGGCGTGGGCGATCAGCACAATGTCCTTACCGATCTGAGTGGTCCGGCGCAGCCAGGAATTGAATACACCCTTGAGCGCACCATATCCCTGGAGCGTCAGCTCACCGGTACGGCGTACCATCTTGGGGTCATTCGCCGCCAGGTACGCGGTAATGCTATCGAGCTGCCGGCCGACCGTATCAATTACGATGGTGTCGTAACCTTTAAGGTCTTCCTCGCTCATGCCGGATACTTCATCCCAGCTTTCGATCTGCACCGTGTCGCCTCGGAACGCGGAGCGATGGGCGCCCCGGTCAAAGTCGAGCAGCAGCGGGTTAGCGGTCGAGAACGCGACCGATGTTTTGCCAATGCCGGGATCACCGTAGATACCGACGACTACCTGCGTCATCTGCAGGGGTTCATCTTTGGTTACAATTTTCATTTAACTTTCCTTTTTTGTGGGGGAAATTGGCGGCACCGTCGGGCGGCCTACCAAAGCAGTACAGACCTGGGTATCGGCTTTTACCTCGGTCTGAACATCCGACGGCACCATAAAAATGCGATGGATGGGGGGGGAGGAACCCCCTACGACGCCACCGCCCGCCGGGAGTGCGCACCTTTTGGAGAAGGAGGAACCATCAGGTGCGCGTGGTTGATAATGTCTTCCCGCATTGCTTTGAGATCAGCAGCGGCGTTCAGAAGCTGATCCAAATAAATTTCAACTTTGGCCGGATCACCGGCAAAGCCCTCGTCGATCTTGGTTAATGCTTCCTCAATCACAACTTTGATCTCCGACAAATCCCAACAAGTGTCTGCGAAATCTTTCATCTGATTTGTGCCTCCAAAATTTTTTGCGTTTGTTTGTCCACCGCTATTTCAAAGTCGGCGTAAATTCCATCAAGTGCGTTAAAACGATCATCCAGGTCTTTGAAAATCTCATCTTTGGAGACGATCAAATCCTCTATGTCGTTGTAGTTGACGACGTCTTTGGTGACGTCAATGAGCGCTAAGCAGACTTCACGAATCTTGGCGAGCTCGGCGTCGATCTGTTCTTGCGAATCAATCATCACGCACCCCCATTGCCCGCAGCACGAGCGTGACAACTACGAGCGCTACGCCGAACCCGGCGAACATAATCAGGAAGTGGATGGCCTGATCCATCAAAAACATTTCGGCGTTCATAACGCCTTCCAAGTCACGGCAGACGTGCCGTTGACGGTGCAAGTGGTTTTCTTGCAGCGCTCGACCAGACCCTGTTTGGCAAGGTCGGGCAGGCGGCGGGCCGTGACGTAACGATCCACGCCCATGTAGGCGGCGAGCTCTGCACTGGTCACCATCACGCGGGATGCGTTGATACGGCGCAGGGTGTTGAGCACTTCAGCGGATTGCTTGGCGTGCTTGCCGACTGCCACGAAAGTGATCGCAGCCTGGTGGCTGGTGTCCGGGTCAGTCCGGCGGGCGAGATTGGTTGCCATCTTGGTTCCTCCGTTGTTATTTAGCCAAACCGATACGATAAGTATCGGAATAGGTAACAAGATACAGAAGAACTTTTAAATAGTCAACAAAAGGTTGGCATAAAGATCAATAAAAGAGGGATAAACGCCAAAAATGACTATATAAACAACAAAAAAGGGATAAAAAAAGGTTGTTGAAAAGCGGACATGACCCCCCCCTCTGTCTGTCCGGGCAGGGTCTGTGCTAGGGATTACTCGCCGGCAAGCAGCCAGCCAGCAGAGACATCGAGGGCGTCAGAGAGCTCCACGAATTGGGAAAGGGTAGGCTCGCGGCGACCGCACAGCCAATGGCCAACCGCGCCCCGGGTTACCCCGAGGGCGTCGGCAATATCCTGTTGGGTGATGTCGCGCTCATCCATCACTAGACGAGCTCGGTCGATCCAGGTCACTTACGGCGGGCCTGTAGCTCCTTGGCTATTTCCAAAGCTTGCTGATTAGTTGCGGCCATTTTGTTTGCCTCGGCAAGCAGCTCATCTTGCTGCGCTTGCGTGAGTTCGTTGTAAATGGCGTTAAACCCTTCGGGCAGCTTATTGTTAGTAGCTGCGCCGACCATAAGGTAATCAACACTGACGCCAAAAATTTGGGCGACCCTCGCAATCCGTTTGCCTGGAATGACGCCCCGCGTCCACCATGACGATATTGCTTGTGGGGAACTGCCCAACTCTCTGGCCAGGTCGGCCTGCTTCCAATGCCGATCCTGCATCAACTCATCCAATCGATCGATAGCGTTCTTTGTCATGGCCTTTCTCCAAAAGAGAAGATTGACCACGTTGCTTTTTTCGTTCGTCTGCAACACGCTTCAAAGCTCCGTACTGTATTAAACACGTTGTCTGTCTCTCAGGTTTTTTTAAGGCAGGTGTGTCTGTAACTGCCAGGGTTTTGTTTTCGCACCTTTTCCGCAAGTGCCGTTTTTTCAGGGCTGGTGAATGGTGTACCACTCCGCGTGGTTGTCCCGATCTCTTTCGTCGCACATCCAATGAGTCCATTCACACTTCCACCATGTCGTTATCGCGCTTGCGCTCCAACCGCCTTGTTGGCGTCGCTGCCAACTGTCGCGCCAACGAAGGCGCTGATAACTGCGACCGTTGACACCAAATCTGTGATTGTCCATGTGATTCGCGGGAATCATGGACGAAAACCTCGACCACCTGTCCACCATTTGGCGCTTGGTCAGCCCATCGATGCCCGATTTGTTGCGCCACTGCGTATGCCCTTGGGAGATCAAATTGTTCCACGCAACTGCGAACGGGGGTGTCGGTAGATAGCGCCATCGGCCGGAGGCGGTGTTGCGTTCGCCATACGCTTGAAGATAGGCGGTCGGCAAACACTCACCAAACTCATTTGTGACCAAACGTTTCTTCAAATCAGGCCGGGATGATTTTTGGGCGTTTAGCAACGCCCACAGTTGTTCAGCACATATTTTCATTTTTTTGTCCGATTCTTTTTCTTTACAGTCAATCAACAGTATACATAACCGTTGAGAAAAATGGGGACAAACCAAGAAGAAACACGATAAAAAAACAATGTATGGTTGTTATTCATGTCAGGAAACACGCAAGAACAACCAAAAGTTGACGAGAAACAAGAGTTTCTTTATATTCGGGCCATGCACGCCCTTACCAGAATCGAAGAAGTATTCGGGAGCCAGGCAGAACTGGCTCGAACCCTAAACATTAGCCGCATGGCGGTAAACAAATGGCGCCGGCGTATTCCTGCCGAGAGGGTGCTGGACATATACCGCGTCACAAATGGGGAAATATCTCCGCACGAGATGCGGCCAGATATATACCCCGATCCCGATTGGCGCCCACGGGATAAATCGCTGATATCGAAGTGAGCATACGACGCATCCTAGCCGCCCTGGAAACAACCGGCCTGCCGGCAAACGAGAAACTGGTGCTGATTCTGTTGTCAGACCACGCCGATGATGAAACCGGCAAGTGCTGGCCCTCTCAGAAATACATTTCTCGGCGATCTGGCCTAACAAGGGAAACAATCAATCGCACGATGAAACGGTTGTCGAATAAAGGGCTGATTCGTATTGAGCACAGATTCAGAGAGGATGGCAGTAGTCGATCGAATGCGTACTTTGTACTGCCGGGTGTGAGACCCCCCTGTGCGCGAGAGTCACACCCCCCTGTGATTGAAAGTCACACAGAACCTGTCAGTTATGAACCTATTACTCCTATTACTCCTATTGGGAGTTATCCACAGGAGAAATCCAATGGAAGAAAACTCAGTGCAGTCGAAAAAGCAGCCGCAGCCACCGCAAGACTTGAGGCTCGCATCGCAGCCGATAGAGACGCAAAAGCGGGCAATCAACCGGCTTTGGGAACGGATGACCCAGCTATGGGGGCATCGGCATCAAAGCGCGTGGGGTCAGTCCGTCGACGCTAACGGCAACCTCACGGATACAGCGGACCTATGGCTGCAGGGGCTGGGCAGATTCACGCTCGATCAGATCGGTAACGGCGTCAATAAGATGGTCGAGAAAGGCCAGGAATGGCCGCCCACGCTGCCCGAGTTTATGGCGATGTGCAAGGCCAAACGCCTGGCACCGTATCACCGCATGGCAAAAGCCTTGCCGGCCCCGGAAGTCGATAGCGCTATTGCATACGCGGAGCTCAAAAAGATTCGAGCACTGATCAACAAGAGGAAAGCGGCATGAAGATATTTTCTTGGGAGTTTCTGATCTCGTTATACCTGGTGGTGGTTACCGTGTTTCTGCTTGCGGGGTGTTCAACGCACCACAGCTTGCGCATGGGCGACACGACGTACAGCGCAGGCGTTTCCCTTCACAAACATGAGGACGTAAACCTTGACTGATTTAGCAAAACGATTCTGGACCTGGACCTATATGACGGCCGCAATAGCGGTCATTCTGGCGCATGTGTTCTTGGTCGGCTGCGTAGAAGTCGGCGGCAGCTCTAGCGATGTCTGCTCGGGCACCGAGTGCGGGACGCACGACGAGTCGAACAACAGCACCGATAACTCGGACAGCTCATCTTCCTAAGCGAAGAAGCGCTGAGCCTGGTGACCTCGGTCAAGCTTCTGACCGGGGCCGCCGGGATTCTGCTCGCGTTGGTTGTTTGCGTTGCCCTCGCAATCTGATCATGAGTACCGGCACTTGAGACTCTGCGCAGCCCGAATGGCCTGGCCTAAACGCTTCCGTCAGACACCATCTGGCAAGTACACCTGGGGCGAATGGTTCGAGGCCAAGTTCGGCATCAGCCTCGACGAGCTGCGCAAGACTGAGGGCAGCAATGCCGGCGACCAGGAAGTACGTCCCGGCCGATGATGCCCCGCCAGCGCCCTGCGATCTGGGATGCTGGTGGTGGTGGCGTTGCTACAACGAGAAGCTGGCGTGTCAGGTGTTTGAGCGGTTCGTCAATGACCCCTACGAAAAACGGCGTGAGCCGCCGACGACTTGGAATTGCTTATGGTCGGGTCCACAGCAGATGCCAGCAACTCGGAAAACCTACGAGACGATATTTCGAACACGCAAGAAATGCAGCTAAGCCTACCCTGGCCGCCGTCGGTCAATAACTACTGGCGCATGGCACGAGGCCGAATATATATCTCGGCGAAGGGCAGGGCGTACCGGGAAGCGGTGAAGCTGCTGGTTCATGGCAAGGGTCATTTCAACCCAGACACTCGGCTCGACGTGCACATCACGGCGAACCCACCGGATCGCCGACGCCGGGACGTTGATAACCTGTTTAAGTGCACGCTCGACAGTCTGGAACACGCGAATATCTTTGCTGATGACTCGCAGGTGGACAGGCTCTCGATCCATCGCGCTGTCGTGATTCCAGGCGGTGCATTGCTGGTGACGATACAATCCGTATCCAACGAGGAATGACATGAGACTGCCACCAGTGGACAAGCCGCTGACATTAAAACAGGAGCACTTTGCCCAGCTCGTGATCGAGCGACAGGGTAGGTTATCCGAGGCATACCGCGAAGCCTATGACGCCGACAATATGACGGATGAGTCGGTCAAGGTATCCGCGCACCGCTTAGCCCGGGAGCACGAGGGCGTCGCTAAACGGATTGATGAGCTGCGCGGTGAGCTGCTGGAACGCCACAGGACGAGCGTGGACACAATCACCGCCGAACTTGAAGAAGCCCGCCGCCTGGCAATGACCGAGAAAGCCGCCGGTCCCGCAGTGCAGGCGTCGATGGGCAAGGCCAAGCTGCACGGTTTACTGATCGAAAAGAAGGAAGTCACCACGCCGCAGGGCGTTAAGTTCGTAATGGTCGCACCGGATGCTGAAAGAAAAACCGGAGATTAAATATCAAGCATCGCCGGCACTGTGGTCGTTCCACCAGTGCGGGGCATTTGTCCGGGGTGTGATGGGGCCGGTCGGATCAGGCAAATCGACGGCCTGCTGCTGGGAACTGTTTAGACGTCTCCAAGAGCAGGAGCCTGGACCGGACGGCATACGACGGACCCGCTGGGCTGTGGTGCGCAACACTTACCGCGAGCTAACTGATACGACGGTCAAGACCTGGCTCGATTGGTT